CTGAAGACCCTTCTTAGTCTTGATGCGAAGCATCTAGAAACTCATCTAAAGTTTCTTCTAGCTCCTCAACTTCTTCAAGTAACTCTTCCATCTCTTCTTCTTGCTCATCGAACCAAGAACACTTTGTGAAAAGTTTAATGGTTCTTTCTTCGCCCAATAATTCGAGACTTTTAACGATATCTTCTTCCACTTCCTCAATAGTAGTAGGTGCATCTTCGTCCGTAGGAGTACGTAGCCTACTAAGAAGTTCAAGTGCTTTAAGCGCAGAGTTAGTGTGATTATTGTTGGTAGCATAAGTATACTGCTTTTCAATCTCAGAAACATAATCAATAGATGTCTCCATCTCTTTTTCAAGGTCTTCAATCCTTTCTTTTACTTCAACTACCTTTAGCAGCCTACTTCCTTGATTGTAGGCAGACCTACCGGCATACCCCGCAGCCTTAGCAGCTTCAGTAGCATTCCGGTAGAGTACATACGCCTGTGCAAACTTCTCTTGTTTATCGTTAAGAGCCATTGTCTTACTTTAAATTATCTCTAGCTACACCCTTCCACTTCTCAGCAGTACGCATACCACCAAGTCCTAGAAGAGACATAAGCAGTGTCATCAGTGCCTGAGTTTCCAGTGTAGGTAGAACTACAACAGGATACCACAGAGCAAATCCCCAACTAAGAATAGGCGCAAAGATAAACTGCCATGCCAGAGCAAAGCAACATACCCACATAATAGCAGGTCTTGCTCCGCTGACAAAGATAGAGGGATGCTTTGCCTGTTCAATGTTTGCTTGTGCCTGAGCAAGATCAAGAGACACTAGCTGCTGATTAAGTTCAGCCTCTAGCTTAGTCTTTAGGTCTTTATCCTCAATAAATTTATCAAGGATTTTTCCTGTAACACCTATAACTGATTCTGCAATACCTAACATTGTTCAATTAACTCCTTATAATGTTTCTTATCTGCATGATAAGTATCTTTAAATACTTCTGATACAAGAGTATTATCACCATATACAGTAATATTCATATCAATATCTTGGTTACTAAATAATTTCTCACAATCCTGCCCCATAGCTAGTAGCTCTCCTGTAGTCCAAAAGTTACTACCATTTGTTTCAACATTAAGATATTTAGGTTTATCATCCTCAGTCTTTTCCTTTTTCATATCTTCTGTAACTTCTGGTATATTACAATCAAAACCAAAGAGATGAAAATTACGAAAACCAAGGATGTGGGACATGCCAATAGCTCGCATAGCTGAACACGTTCCACCAGTTACAAAGGTTGTGTCTTTCTGAATGTTAATATCTTTATCAATAGCAAAGCTTTCACCCTTAGCTGCTGCTGCAACTGCTTCAGAGTATGCGTGCCAGCCATAGATTTCGTCTGTCTTATCCATAAGATACTTAGTAACACTTACATCTGTCATAGATGCAATAAGAAACTTTGTTTTGTTATTAACAACATTAAATAAATCTTTACGTACAGTACCATGTGTAGATACACCGTCAATAGAACGAGGATCAAGAATAACACAAGCATAAGGATCAATGTTATTCTGTAACAGCTTAGGATAACTATGTTTAACACAGAAGACAGTACCCTTAGTCTTCTCAATAATGTGCTTTAGTTCTATGTAGTTAGTAGATGGTCCAGCGGAGACAATTATAGCGTGTTCTCCGTTAGGTTTACACGTTTGTACAAAACCCCACTTTTTAATTAGATCAACATTTTCATTAATGCTATCCATAATATACTCTTTAGGCATAGAGTCTTTAGGTTTAATAATAATAGGAACTTTAAGCAAGTCCGCTGGAGGTTGTGGAAGATCATCCTTAGATAGAAGTAGAGCAAGATGTGTAACACCACCATCTTTTACTTTGTCTTGTGAAGGAAGAACAATACAACGACCCTCAGTTAGTGTCTTTGCAAAGCCATCAACAAGTCTATTAGTTCCTAGATACTCTTCTCCAAGAATATTACCTTCTTGATCCTTGCTGAAGTAGTCGTCAAAGACAATAACATCACAGTGCTTTAGGTTTGCATAGTCCTGCAGAACTGTTTCTTCAGAATGACCACCATCTATAAAGGCAAAGTTTGCTTTAGCTATACTTTTTTTATTGGTAACTAGTGTTTCTTTACTATCTCCTTTATGAAGTTCAAAGCTAAACTCTTTACCCTTTTCCTTCATCTTGTCAGAGAATTCTTGAAGTCTATTATTAACAGCTACAATTGTGTTATGTGGTTTACTATTTAACTCATACTTATCTAGCTCTTCTGTAGCTTCTTCAAACAAATCAAAGCCAATATAGTGTAGCTTATCTTTGCTCTCAAATGATGCTAGAGCCATCTCAATAGCTCGACCACCATTCCATGTACCAACCTCTACAAAAGTTTCACTACCGTATGTACGGATAAGATCAGCAAGCTGACGATATCGTGGTAGCTTTACATCTGGTGCTACTTCAGTATTTGATAGATTATTTTTCAAGGCACCCTTGTAGTGTGTCATGTACTGAGATAGGGGAGAGTTCTTGAAAGCTTCAAGTCCTGCTACATCAGGCGTTAGATTGTGAACACGCATACCATGCGCTGTATAAATCTTTAGTAGACGTTCAAAGATAAAGCCATCATGCCACTCACGATAAGAGACAACCTCTCCAATATCATAACAACCACGAAGGTCAGCAATCATATAGATAGGTGATTCATAGTTAAGATTAAAACCAATGAAGGAAGTCTCACTATAATCTACATCCTTACGACCAAGATGTACTAGCTCTGCCTTCTCTGGTAAAAGGGCTGATACCTTCTCTACAGTGAGGGGCTTGGTTGTTACTGTATCTGCGTCTATCCAACACATCCAACCAGCCTGTGCAGCGTTGTCAGCTAGTTCTAGACCATAGTCAGTTAGAGCATAGACCTTATGACACCACTTGATAGCATCCATACGCCAGTTATAAGCTACCTGACCATTAGCTGTACCATCATACGCCTTCATACGTTCGCGATATGAGAGCATGTCTTCTACTTCATTAAGATTACGATACTCAATGTTACTTGCTTGAGGAAAGGAAGATACAAGTTCTTCTTCGCAATCGTGATAATAAGCTGTTAGTTTTAGATCAGGATGCCAATTATCTACGACAGATTCAAGCATCTTCTGAGCATATCTTCCATAGCCATCTTCACTAAATGAAGTGACAAAATTAATAACCATAAACTTTAAATTCCTTTTTTACTTTAATTACTTAGCATAAATCGATAAAAGTCTGTCCACTCTTTAGCATACTTAGCATCTATATCTCTTTTAGGTTTCCAATCAGGATAGACAGGACCACCAGTAGTGAAGTGTACATTTTTAGGAGCGATGTTTTCATCCGAATCTCCATCAAGCCAGTTCCACTCTAAGGGAATATTACCTATAGGATAAATGTCCATCCATTCAAAAGCATGTAGCCAACTTCCCGACTTTGTATTTACGTCAGATATAGTAAGTTCTTTAACCCAAGGATGATCACAGTTCCACAGAACAAAAGAAGACCAATTTTTTCTATGGTAAATAGTTTGGACCTGACCATCCATCTTAGTTGTTTCTGTAGGAGTATGAGTGTGCTGTACGCAACTAATAGCTTTATCTTTGTCTGTTCCATAGACATCAAAGATTTCTGTAATATCAGAACGTACAAACATGTCAGCATCCATAAAGAGTGCTAGACCTGACATCTGATTTAAAAATGGAACTAAGAATCTAGTGAAACTAAATTCTGTGGAGAAAGGCTTGCCATCAAAAACATCTACACGATTACCATCTAGATTTATTTCTGGGCTACGCCAATATAATCCTGCTCGCCTAACTTCTTTTTGTATAATAGGAACAATGTTATATGTATTTGTTGTATTTATTCTGATAGATTTATCTAGAACTTTTACGTAGTCATGCTCACGAGGATCATAACCAATATAAATTGTTGGGAGTTTGTTTATAGGCACCGCTGGAATACTCTTATTATTAGATTATTCCTTACAGTATAAAACTTATTTCAATAGAAGTCAACAACTATTTTTAGCTTAACTAAATCTTGATCCTCTGAACCAACATACTAGAGAATACCTGTTACCCTTTGTTACAGCTTTTACCCTGTGGTGTAGGAAGGAAGGGAATACTAAGACAGATCCTATGCCCTTTGCTTTAAGAATTGTCTGATGTCTATGACGAACATTAGGTGCACACCATTTTTCTATTTGGAACTCACCGCCCTCGTAGTCGTCATTTAAATTAACAGCGACAGTAATCTTTCTAAAAGAAATATCGTCATCTTTTTCAACACCCATATCTATATGCCAATCATAGAACTCTCCCTGTCCATAGGAAGATACTTGAGGTATTTCGTGACTGTCTACATCAAAAAACCAATTAGCTTCTATGTTAGCTTTCTCAGCATACATGCTAAGTATTTCAATAATTTCTGGATTATTAAACCATTTAATTTTATTGTTTCTATAAGAAGAATCTTCTACATCTTTACCTTCTTTGTAAACATCAGCTTTCTCAAACTCTGCTTTAGATATACCAATAATACCTTTACATAATTCTTTTGGTAGCTGGTGTTCATAAAGTCTATAAGGATATAAATTAAGCATTCTTCTTTCTTGTTTTCTTCTTTTTTTTGTTAAGTCTATTTTTCTTTACTGACTTATCTGGGTTACGATCAAAGGAACTGTTCTGGCTCTTGGTAGTAATTCTAATATTAGATTTCTTATTAGAACCACCCTTACTGATAGGCTTAATGTGATCAAGTTCTTTACCATCTCCCACACGCACACGACCTTCTCGTATATATTCTCTACGCTTTTTGTTTCTCGCAACACGTTTAGCAATATTTTTAGGCTTGCTCTTTGTTACCTCATTTTCTCTCTTGTAATTACGTGCCACAATACTCTCCCTATTATGTTAATTAGATACACCTGCTAGGTCTAATTTTAACACACTGTAGAATACTTAACAATGTTATAAGATGTGTTAATCATTATAACTATTTAGTTTTCCATACATCACCCCAATTACCCTGCAAAGCTCCTTTAGCGTAATCAGTAGCACGGTTCTCAAAGAAGTTGGTATGAGTAGGTGCATTGATCATAGTCTCTACCCAAGGAAGAGGATTAGTTTTTACTTTGTAGATACCTTTTAAACCCATAGAGATAAGACGACGATCTGCAATGTACCTAATATATTCTTTTACTTCATAGTCTCTCAGTCCTTCAACCTTACCCATTTTAAAGGCAAGATCAACAAACTTATCTTCTAACTCTACCATGTCGGTAGCTGTAGTGTATATCTCTCCCTTTGTCTTGTCATTCCATATGTCACGGTTCTCTTCGACATAAGCACGAAACAGTTGGATCATGCCTTCAGCGTGTTGTGTTTCATCTACAATAGACCATGTAACAATCTGACCCATCCCCTTCATTTTGCCGTGTCGTGGAAAGTTTAACAGCATAATAAAAGAAGAGAAGAGTGCTAGACCCTCAGTAAAAGCAGAGATAGCTGCGATCTTCAGAGGTATTGAAGCATCACCAGAGAGTTTGTCATGGAAGTACTCATGCTTATTCTGCATTGCTTCGTACTCTAGAAACTCATTATATGTCGTATCAGGCATACCTAGAGACTCTATGAGGTGCGAGTAAGCAGCTACGTGCAGTGCTTCACGAGCAGCAAAGCTCGTAAGCATCATACGCACTTCTGGTTGAGGAAATAGTGGTAGATAATTATTTACATAACCACCAGCTACATCAAGGTCTGACTGAGTAAAGAAACGAAAGATGTTAGTTAGAAAATACTTCTCTTCTGTAGATAGGTTAGTTTTCCAATCTTTAACGTCTTCCATCATTGGAACTTCAGTATGCAACCAATGGGACTGTTCATGCTTTAGCCAAGCATCATACGCCCAAGGATAGTGAAAAGGCTTGAAGTAGTTACGTTCGTCTTGAAGTTTAAGTTTTGCAGTCATAATTTATCCCTCACACGCTAAACATTCTTCACCAGAGGCAAGTGCTTGCATATCAATCTCTTGAATGATCTGTCGTTCAATCTTACGAGATACTTTATCAGCCTTACCAATCTTCTCTGAGCGACAGTAGTACATAGTCTTCAGTCCCTTCTTCCAAGCCATGAAGTGTACAGCATGTAGGTAGCTGATGTCAACGTCAGGACGAAAGAAGATATTCAGTGACTGTGCCTGATCAATATACTGCTGACGATCTGCTGCATGTTCAATTATCCAACGCTGGTCGATTTCCATTGAGGTTTTGTAAACTTCTTTCTCAATATCCGTAAGACAACGAAGATGCTGTACAGAACCATCATTGGCAATAACAGAAGACCAGATTTTATCGTAGTTGAGTTTAGTATCTTCACTACATTTCTCCTTGATAAGCTTGTCTAAGAATTTATTCTTGTTTAGAAAAGCACCACTAATCGTATCCTGACGGTAGGCGTTAGCTCTCCAAGGTTCGATTGAAGGAGAGGTGTTTCCCATAATGATTGAAGAAGAAGCGTTTGGCGCAACTGCCATAACGTGACTACAGCGTAATCCTGTTCCATGTGCATCAGGCGCTTCGCCTCTTTCTTCTCCCAACTTCCTATTTGCTGAATCAAGCTCTGTTCTGATGTGCTTGAACATACGCATGTTGAGTGACTTGGCAATGGCTGACTCAAACGACACGCCCTTGCTTTGCAGATAGGCGTGGAAACCCAATGCTCCAACACCAACTGATCTTTCTCGCATGGCTGAGTACTTAGCACGGCTGATGGTATCAGGAGCATTATCAATAAAAGTCTGTAGAACATTATCTAACATCTCCAATACATCAGAAAGGAACTGCTTATCCTTAGACCACTGATCAAAATACTCTAGATTTACAGAAGATAAACAACATACTGCTGTACGATCTGCTGATGTAGGAAGAATAATCTCAGAGCAAAGATTAGACTGATGTACCTTCAGACCTTTCTGCTTTAGCCATGATGGTAGTTGTTCATTAGAACGATCAATAAAGTGTAGGTATGGTTCGCCTGTCTGCATACGCATCTCAAGGATACGTTGCCATAGTTCTTTAGCTGAGACTACATCATATACTTTCTTTGAATGAGGATCACGTAACTCCCAGCTATCATAAGCATTATCATCTGTCATACATGTTTCTATCAACTTCATAAAGTCATCAGTGATGTTGATACCATGATGCATGTTTAAGCAACGAGTGTTCTGATCACCTGTAGGCTTACGCATCTCAAGAAAGACTAGAATATCAGGATGGTCTATATCAAGATACGCAGCATAAGAACCTCTGCGTGTCTTGCCCTGTCTGTACGCGAGGGAAGAGGCATCATACATCTTGAGGTGAGGCATAACACCAGTAGACTTATCATCTGATGACCGTATGCCAAAACCTATACCAACCCCACCACCAAGCATAGATAGCCAATTAGTCTCAGAAAGATTCTCTACTAAGCCTTCTGCGCTATCGTGGATATAATTTAGATAACAAGAGATAGGAAGTCCACGAGAAGACTTACCATAGGATAGGATGGGTGTAGAGTATGATAACCAATGCTTAGAGGAATAGTCATAGAGACGTTGAGCATGTTCTGGATCAGAAGAGAATGCCTTAGAGACATATGCGAACCTCTCCTGCGGAGAAAGCTCATGGTCCATCATGTAGGATTCTTTTAGTCTTGCTATACCTAACTCTTCAAATAGACTGTCTCTCTCTGGTAGCGTAGTAATGTTTAAGCTAGGCGTTTGCATCTCATTCTCCCTGATTTTGATCGTGAACGTGAAGCATAATGATAGCATAATGCAAGATTTTCAACAAGTCTTTGCGGTTCTTACCCTCCTTTTTTCCATAGCGTTTCCAGTACTTTTGGATGTTACCCATGCAAAAACCTTCTGCATAGCCAGCATCCACAATTGTATCAGTAGCTTGATACTTAGATTGTCCGTAGTGTTGTTCGTAAGTAGTTATAATATATTGTTGTAACTCAGTTAGATAGGTGTCTTCATTAAACTTATAATCTTTCAACGTAGTTATTCCTTCCCTAGCATACCGCATACTCTGAATAATTTCTTGATCTCTATCTAATTTAGGAGACATATGAATTTATCTTTCTTATTCATAGTTTAATACCGTATTGATACGTTTACGTATATACTTAACTTCTTTAGAGCGTAACACCTTAAAGGCAAAGGAACGCATGTCTCTAGAAGATATACCTGCTAGATCGCAGATGTCTGTGAAGTCTTCTGAAGTAACTCCAATAGAAGCAAAGAACCAAGCCTGAGCAGAACGTCTGGCTAACTTCTCTTCTTCTGGTTCGCTAGTTGTTTCAGGTTTTGTTGCGTCGAGGAGTGCTTGAAGTATTACGCTTAGAAATAGAACTCTTTCTGGGTTTTCTTTGTTTTGGCTGTCCAGAAGATGCTCTACGTTTACTAAGAACGTCTCTTCCCCCTCCTGTTGTTTTCCGTTTTGGTTGTTCATTTGCCCACTCTTCAATTACTTGATGATCTGAGTTTTTACAGAACAGATAACCATTTTTAATACACCAATCTGCATAAGACGACTTAGCTCCTTTGTTTAGTTTGCCATTAGGGTTATCGAAGACAAACCGAATATCTAAGTCTGGTTGATGCTCTCTAACAAAGAGGTGCTTCTTTCTGTCTTCTAGTTTAAATCTACCTTTTACTTCTAAATAGATACCGTTAGGTAGAAGAAAATCTGGAAGATATTTTTTATATTCTAGCCACGTATATTCAATATAATGTGGTTCAAAAGAAAAAGGAACTTTAATAGTTTCTAAGAGTTCTCCCGTCTTCTTTTCAGAACCTGATCTATACCTGTGCTGCATCAGTTATTTCCGGTACATTAGGAGTTTTACCAACTTTGACCAGATGCTTAGGACCATTCGAGTACATGAATGTACGTATTCCTTTACCATCATTAGAGTCTTTCCAACAAGTAAACTTATAGTCACAATAGTTACAGCCGAAAGCCAGCTTAAAATTACCACCAGCACCGTCAGCAATAGAACTATAACATTTTTCAGGTGGTTCGTCACTCTTTAAAAACTTTCTAATATCATCTATTCGAGTGACAGGATTTATCATATCCATATCGTCTATGGGACAGTAACATAACTCACCTGTTGTTTTATCTATGACAACAAAGCCAGCGTTCGGGTTATTATCCGCTTCTGAATAAGAAGACAACTGAGCAATGTAACCAAAGGGATCATCTGTGAGTATGCCACCGTCCCTAAACTTCTTGAAGCTAAAGCTAGAGGCTGACTTAAAGTCAATAAGAACACCGTCGATGGTAGCATCCTTATGTCCCTTAACACCATTAACATGTAGCTCTGCTTGTTCTTCTTTTATGTCATGTCCAGCTACTTTAGTGAACAGAATAAGAAGCTCTTCAAGGATATGACCATAAAGGAATTTGATAAGTGTAGGAGCAGGTAGCGGTTCTTTCTTAGCTCCCCTCATTTCATACCAAATCTTTCTATCTTTATGACCTACAAGAGATAGACGTAGGTTAGGTTCTCTTTCTTTACGTACTTCAGAGATAGCGGAGGCAACAGAAGCGACTACTGCTTCAGCAAAAGCGTCGAGGTGCTTTTTTTCTATTGTTATTTCCTCGTCATTAGTAAACAACGCATAGATGTCATCTACTAATGTTTCGATTGATTTAGTCATCTTCTGCTGCCTCTCTATTTAGCTACTATGCAGCTTTAGCTGTACCTAGAAGCGTCGCTTCAGGCTCTGCAAGTAGCTTATATCGTGTGTACGCACCAGCGGGAGACATGGCACGTACAGCGACGATTGTATAACCCTTCTTACGAAGGCGTGAGATAGTTGCTGTTAGGTTCTCACACCAGCTACGCTCAAGTGATGTCTTTCGTGTCACTCGCATTCCGCGACGAAGGGCTGTAAGTACTAGTGATTCATTGGTCTTCATTATTTTATTTCCTTTCTATTATTTCAGAGTGCTTCTAGTTCACTATCAATGCTAAATCCATCTTCGTCTTGAAAGTCAATAGATGCATCACCGTATTCTACAAGGTCAATAACCTGCATAGCCATGAAGTCTGCGCTAACCCCACTCTTACCAGCATAGTTGTAATCAAAGGGTTGAATCTTTACCTTTGCTACTGAACCATTACCAATAAGACGGCTGTCCCAAGGATTACGCTTTGAATCAATAACCCGTGGAGCTTCACGATCACTGCCGTCTTTCTTGGTAGTCTTACGTTTAGCTGAGAAGAAGTCACCGCGATCATCACCCTTGTTCTTAATGGTAAGACCGATTGACGAAAGCTTCTCACGAGAGTCGTCATCTTCAAGACAGACGTCCACCTGCCAAGCAGGTTCATAGGTAGTGTTAGGCTCTACCACTGAAGCCCAAAAGACTTTACCTTTGATAAGGATAGGATCGTATTTCGTATTAGCCATTTCTTAAATCTCCATTTAGATGCCCAATGATTAGGGCTGTTTCAATTAACAAAAATGATACTACTCAACTCACTTAGACTTGTCAACTCCTTTTTTTATGTGAGAGATATATTTTTTAAACAGTCGTTATATGACAATAATTCTGACTGTGTTGCCATATAGCAGGGTCTTCCGGGGAAGTGATTGCCGTACCTTTCAGGACAGACTAACATATTTGAAGGATAGAATCCTGCTATTCGATATCTGTTTTGAAGGTCTTGGCTACCTTCTTTTATTATTAAACAATAAATATCAACAGCGGTTTCTTTAACACTACCTGACTGTATAAGCTTACCTGTAGAATACTTAGTAGTCTTTACATCAAAGGTATAACCATCTACAAAAGCATCACCCGGATCAGTTCCTGATGCTTTAGACTTAGGAGAAATGTTAAAGAGATATTCAGGATAATGTCCTACAGCTTTATAAAAGACTACCTCTGCTTCAGTACCATCTTGATCTATCTCTAAAGAAGTTCTGCTTTTGTCTTGTTTCATATCTTTGATGTTTTGCTTACGACTACTAGCATTACGTAACTTTGCTATCAAATGAGCAAACTCTATCTCAGTAGATGATAAATCCACCATAGTATTCTTTTCTATGTTTAACATTCTACTTTCCTATTAATGGGTTTCAGACCAGTTTAAACCTATTTTAAAATCGCTATCAAGAGGACATCTCACCTTCAACTCCTTTTCAGTTAGCTTAATAGCTTCTCTAGTCAGTTTACCAAACTGTTCAGCCTGATCTTTAGGACAGTCAAACTGATATTCATCGTGTATACTAGCAACCAATTTAATGTCTAGCCTGTGCTTTTTAATTAACTGATCAATGAACACGACCCATTGCTTACAGATGATAGCACCAGCACCCTGAAGAAGTAAGTTCATAGCAGCATGTTGATGTCTGACATGTAACTTTCTACCATCAAGACCGGGAATATATCCTGATCTAGATATCTTGTCAACCTTACTTCTTAACTTAGCTAGGGCAGGTAATGCACCTAGAAAATTATCCATAAGTAACTGACCCTCGGTAGCTGACCCGCCTACTATGCTACCAATCTTAGCTGAACCTGCCCCATAAATAAATGCGTAGATAAATGTTTTCGATTGATCCCGCGTATCTAAGCCAGCAGCTTTCTGATTAGCTGTATGAATATCTCCTTCAACAACTTCCTTAGTGTAGTCGTCGTCTTTCATATAGTGAGCAAGACATCTTAGTTCCAGCGAGCTTGCGTCACAACCAACGAGAACACGATCAGGAGCAGAAGAACTCCAGCAAGCTCTGCACTGCTTCCCATAGGGAGAGTAGACTGCTGGAACTTGTGCCATGTTCGGACCAAAGTGTGCCATACGTCCTGATATAGCTTTAAGTGTAAGAACTTTTCCATGTACCTTTCCATCTTCTTCTAATAATTCTAACCATGATTTAATTTGTGCAGTTCTTTTGTTAAGAAGTAGATACTCAGCAATCATCTGAGCTTCTGGTATATCTACATTCTTTAAAGTACCTTCATCTACAATAGGATGACCAGTGGGTGTAAACTTGTCAGGTTTCCAACCTTGTTCCATTAGACGCGCAGCTATCTGTTGTCTGCTGGAGGGATTAAAGATAATAATCTTATCCTTCAGTCTTTTCCCTGTCTTGTCTGAAACTCTTTCCTGAGTTATTGGTGGATACTTATCTTGTAACTTTTCTTCTATGATAGCGGATTTGTCAGATAGCTTTGCTTGTAAACAACTAGCTTTTTGTACATCTAAAGTAAAGCCATTACCTTCTTGTATATCAATAATTTTACGTATTTGATATTCAAGATCAATAGCCTTACGATATTGTTCATACTTCTCTCCCTTTATCTTTAGCCATAGACGGTAAGTTATATCAACATCTCGTATACAGTACGTCACCATCTCCTCTGTTAGTTCAGAGAAGTCATGGAAGGATATTTTCTTATAACCTAAGTCAACTCCCCATGAATCTAAGGAGTGCTTAGGTCGTGTAGGAAAAAGAAGCTGAGATAGTATAAGAGTATCTTCTACATCAGCTATGGTGATCTTAGTACCAGTAAGTTTATTTAAGACAGGAAAATCAAAGCTAATACCATTATGACCTATAAACTTATTAACACCCTTAGCAAACTTAGGGAATTGATTGTAACACTCTTCACCCTTCCATACATTAATCTGACCAGTGTCTACGTTCTTAGTTACTATGCAGTGAATTTTAGTAGCATCTAAGCCATCAGTTTCGATGTCGAGTATTACATTCATTACTTTTCCTTACAGATTAGAAGGGGCAGTCCGTATCTTTGTCCTCCCCGCCATCAAGGTCGTCACCTAGATTGGAAACCTCGTGTAGCCTACCAGTATCCTTGTTGAAAAACAAGTGACAAGCGACACCAGTTTCACCAGCATATCTATTCTTTAGAACACGTATGGTCGTTGTATTAGATATGTTGTCGTCATCTGATTGCTGATTTCTTTCCATAGCTATAACACTATCAGACAACTGAGCGATGCTCTGGGAGCCGCGTAGATGCGACAAAGAAACTTCTTTGCCATCCTCATGCCCACTATCTCCGTTAGCCCTACGTAGGTGGCTGACAAGGATTAAGGCGCAGTCAGATTCTTCTACTAAGCTGCGAAGCTTGGTCATAAGAACGTCGATGTTCTTACGTTCGTCCATCCCTTCTAAGCCTGACACAAGGATAGATAAGTGATCTAGGAAGACCCACTTACAATCAAGAGCTTTAACCATGTATCGAACACGAGCAAGAATTTCTTCTGTACCCATAGAACCAAAGTGATCAAAGGCAAAGAATCTACCACTACCTGCTGTAGCTTCTTGCCACTTGCGTAGATCAGCGGGAGTGTGTTCCTCTCTCTTTTCTTTGATGTACAAGCGAGCATTAGCTTCTACTGACATTAGATGAAAGATAGTAGAGCGAGTGTTCTCTTCCAAAGAAATAACACCTATGTTCTCTCCTGTACTTTTAAGAACATGATGCATAAGCTCACGCATAACACTGGACTTCCCTGTACCAGTACCTGCCGTCAGTGTCGTTAGCTCACCTGTACGTATGCCATACAGTTTCTCATTCATACCTTCCCAAGGATACAGGCAGGTTGTCTGATTAGTTTCTTCGTATAGTTCGTCACCAACATCTTTAAGATTAATGATACCGGCAGGTGTAAAAGATTTAGCAGCCCACCAAGCTCTAGAAAAATCTTCAGTTCTTTTAGCTTTAAGGTATTCATTAGCATCCTTCATTTTAGGATCAAGGAATACAATCTTACATTTGTTAGGCTCGAAGAGTTCTGCAACCTTACGTGCATTCTCCTGACCCGGCTTATCCATATCAAAACAAACAACAATAGTATCGTAACTATTAATAAAATCATATGATCGCTTACAGTTCTTAACTGCGGATGTTGCGCCATCTTTAATTGAAACTACCGGCCATTTTGATCCTAGCATCTGATAGACAGACATAGCATCAATCTCGCCCTCACAGATCGTAATGTATTTACCATTCTCCTGACATATCTGTTGACCAAACAGAACACCTGCTGACATAGCACCGGGAGGATCGGCAGAGAAGTTCTTAGTTGGTACATCACGTACTTTATATGCAACAAGGTTATTATTTATATCATAATAAGGATAGTAATGTTTTAACTGCTCACCAGCACTATCCTGTTGTACACGTACACCATACTTATCGGAAGTGTCTTTTGTAATACCTCTGTCTTTAATAGCAGATATAAATCCCTTAGCTGTTGGCTGAGAGTTGTTAGGCATATTAACTGGCATAGTATCATAATCCTCTGTTACATTTTCCGGTAATACATGAGTTCCACATTTATGACAATAAGTATGACCATCAGAATAAAGACTACCATTATTATCTGATGAACAGACAACACATGGTACGTGCTTTACCCACTCACTGGCATCATGATCGTCAGTCTTCGTTGAGTATCCTGTATGTAGCAACTGTCTCTCCATTGCTTTTAGCAACAAAACCGTCGATAGTTTCTTCTATATCATAACCCATTTGGGATGTAAAGATTTTCCTATCGCCTAATAGTTTCCATATATCTTCTTCCCAGCTAGAATCTTCCACTTCTACTTCTGTATGTTTTGTTTTAACTACCACTTTCCACATCCTTTAACACTCCTCTTCCTCTTGATAAGAAAAGATATCTTTTACAAAGTCTTCATCAAAAGACATAAACTCTTCTGTCTCGTCCGAGGCAAATCTTTTAGCTTCTTTTTTAGAATAACCCTCCTCAAGATACTGTTGATACAGTTCTTTAAAAATTGTTTTTCTATCTTTTTGCCATAAGTTTTTCATAGTATTTTTTATTATTATTATTTATAATTCTAATTCTGGGTTAGGTATCTCATGCCCACACTCTAAGCATGCTAGTGCTTCCCAATCTAAATGCCCAACAAGATGCTCTGCTGAACACTCTGAACACATAATAGATTTTCTACTATCTTCACCTTCGATAGGACCAAATACTGTATTACTAATATATACTGGTATTTGGAAATCTTCTTCTGATAATGATTCTATTAAAGCTTCATATTCTTCTACCTCGTCTCTGTTGTTAGGGTTATATCCTAGTTCCAACATCTCAATATTACAAAATTGTTCATAAGTAATCTTTCCTAGCTCAAATTTATTACGAGCATGGTCAGAAAAGGATACAACCTTATCACTTGTAGATACTGGAACAAGTATACTCATTTACCTTGTCCTCTATATCTTTTAAAAGAACGACGCTTACTTTTATTCTTAGGCCTACTATTTACAGACTGCCCAATACTTGTACGCATATGCTGTTTAATGTAAGCAGGTTTATCCTTGCCCGACGATTTCTTAACTGCCACTTATTAATTCCTTCCATGAAACAGGGAATAGTTTAGTAATAATATCATTCCACATCTTAGCTAAGTCTTGTATCTCTTTCTGGGCATGGATGTCAATACGTAATTTATATGCTCTAGCGTATGCCGATAAAGAACCAGTAACATAATAACTCGTATACATAGACTGAGGCAAGCACATTCTTGCCTGTTCTGGTGCTACACCTGTTAATAATAGATTGTCATAGGTTTCTTTAGCTTCAATTAAGAATTTATTATATTTTTCTTTAGCTAATCCCTGTGATGCTATTCCTTCTTCTGAAGAACCTTGTTTAATATTTTCTGCTCTCTTACGCCATACATTAGGGTGATAGAATGTTGGATCACTATCAACGTATCTTCGTGACTCTTCATTATAACTAAAGCCTACAGTATGTTTAAACCTTTGTCTAGCTACAAAGATCGGAACTTCTTCTCGTACTGTAATTATACAGTGAGTGAATGGTGTAAAGTGATCGTGTTTTGCTAGATACTTTATAAGTTTCTTATCAGCTAAACGTAAGTCTTTTTCTGTACTAGTCCAATTTGTATCATAAACATAATCGCTTTCTTTACTAAAAGAAACTCTTGCTGCGTTGACAACTGATAGATCGTCTCCCATAGAACTTATAAGTTCACACTTCATAATTTCTTATATCCCACATCTGTAGTGTAGTACACTGAACGTATTCCAAATTCTGCTATACACCTACGACAACCTATACAAGGTTTAGCCATAGTTGCTTTGTATATTTTATTATGATCCTTTTTCTTAACCCTTACAACTACTAAAGTTGCTTTCTGTAAGTCATCCACAGATAGTTTACGTAATGCACTCTTAATAGCTGAAACCTCTGCATGTAGGTGTATGGCGTGTACTGTACTACCAAATCTAGCTTGGAAAGGATCAGTCTTATAACTATTTATTCCCGTACTTACTAACATATTCTTATGAATTATACCAGCAGCTAACCTGAAACATCTTACGGGTTCTTCAATACTTTCAGCTACACTAATGAGATGTTTAAAGTGTTTATCAATATTCATTGTATATTTTATTTATAAAACTTATGAAGTCCTGCTCTACCTAGATATTCTTTATGTTTAGCCCAAGAAGGATTAACGTAAACTGCATGATAATATAATGCTTCACCAAGAAACTCTACACTAACATCTTCAAGAACTAAGTAAGCTATTTTTACAACTTTTTCATAAGCTAATCCGTTATAAAACGTCTCTTCTTTACCATCACAGTAGTAAGAAAACTGACATTTGTGCTTAATTAGTTTGTCGTTTTTTGTCTTATTAGCCTGATGTACTACGCCACAAAATGTGTTAGGAAACTTAGAAGATTTAACACGATTGTAAATAACATTACCTACAGCAAGTTGTGCAATAAAGCTTTCTGATCGTGCTTCAAAGTAGAGAGCTTCAGAAAGACAGTCTACTTCTTCTTCTAGATTTTGAGCAAAAACTGTTAGTGTAAAGAAAACACTGATAATAAAAGCTACAATAAAAGTAAGTAAAGCCATTGCAAGATGTTTCATTTTTATTCTCTTATAATTAAGGGGCAGTAGAACATCGATGTATGACCGTTTGTTCTACCACCCCCTCCTTTCTATCTTTAATGGATCGTCACGCTACCAGTTGAAATGTCTTGGTAAGCTTCATCAACCGCAGACATTTCTCCTTGCTCAACCCAATCGTCATAGCCGTTGAGAAAATTATTTATATCTTCAACAGGGACATCCTCTAATACACCGCCAACAACAGAAAGAAGATAATCTTTCATATAAGGGGGAATATCTAGGTGGGTTGTGTATCTATAGCGCATGAGAAACTCTCCTATAAAGGGTTAAAAGTTACGCAGTGACATGCTCCACAAAGTCTTTCCACGCAGGAGAAGAAAGCCATTTGGTGACTTGTTCACTACGCTTGTACAACGTACCACCATCTCCAGCTTTTGTCAAATCAAACCGACCATCGTCGTCGTGAGATGCATAGTGGGTCATAGCTGACTGTACAGAGAAGAGATTATCTCCGCGTTCCTTAACCTCATCCATCCACTGAGCGAACAGACGATCAGCTAGACCACCATCCCGTTTCCTTTCTTCGCGCTTGGTCTTGGTAAGCTTATCAAACAACTGCTGAACCTTCCACGACGATCCTACCTTAGTGTTAGCATACCTCTGATACATCTTTACAGATTCTTGATGACGATCCATTGAGTATGCAAACGCCTGAATAAATCCATCAGTAGAAAAGTTCTTACTGTGACGCTTACGAGTAACATCGTATACCCCATTCACCATACCATTAGTACAGAAGAAGTCGATAACGCCTGACCAGAAGGTAACGCTGCCCTTACCATCAAAGCTGTTCTTCATTACAAAACGTAGACCAAGGTTAGTCTTATGTCCTGTTGA